CCTCGACTTTCTCGGTCGAGAACTACCTTACACGGGATTTTTGGTTATTGCAGGTATCACGCCAAACACCTTATCCCACGCCTGTTTTGCGAGTTCAGGGCTGTTACACATCACCGGGTCAACCTCGACATGCCACCAGTCCCCTGACTCAAATTTGCCACCTATCCAAGTGCCTCGGTCACATTTCCATGATCGGTTTAGCGCGTAGTCAATCACAAGTTGTATGCCTAGCGTGTCGGCGTTTTCTAACAATTTAATCATGTAGGCCAGTGACACTCGGCGGCCGTCCTGCCTGCCTTTGTTTTTTTCCGATTGCCAACGGTACGACAAATCAACTGCTACGCCTCTGGCATGGTTTGAGATTGTGCCGGGTTTGCTTTTAATGTCTCGAATTATCCAACTGCCGTTATTCCATAGTGATTTGTCTGAATGTTTAATGCAACGTGTAATCCAAACATCTAAGCCTGCTAGTGGTCGTTTAACTACTGGCGCTGCGTTAACTGTGTACGGTCTCACTCTGCCTCAACTTTTGCATTCTTTTTTATACCGTTGGACGCAACCAAACCTGATAGTGCGCCAGTTAAAAATACGCTGATTGTACTCAGTAGGTCAACAATGCTGCCGTCAAGCGGCGACAATTCAGCCGGCATATTTACAAACAACATCCCAAACAGCAAACCAATAACCATGATCGCAAAAGTGACCGCCATAATTACGCCGACTATGAAAACAAGTCGAGCGTGTAAGGCTTCATTTTCTAATTTCGCACCTGTCTGCAGTGACATTTTGGCATGGCCTTTCTACTGTTTTAGTTTTATAGATTGTGTCGTCGTTTGTTTTTGTGACTGTGCACGCCGATATTAAACAACATATAACTAGGGTCGCTCGAATGGTAGCCATGTTTGCGTTTCCTCGTCCCAATAAGTTAGGGGTGGTGCTAGTGGTTGTGGCACTGGTGGTTGCCAGTCGTAATTGTCGTCAAGTGTCCACGATGGATATGGCTGTGGTGCAATAAACACATTGGCTGTGCTGTCATATGTCCAACCGATACCGCCTCGACTTAGTAGCACATAATCTAAATTTGATTGTGCGACAAAATCAGCGTCAGCAACAATGACATTTACAACTATGCCATCAACAATTTGTGCGTAGTTCATTATGCTGTTACCGTTTCATTGCCGCCAGTTGCGCTTACAGTGCCAGCAAGATAACGAATAATTACTATCCCTGCAAAGCCGCTGCCGCCGTCAGTTGGCGAGTTACCCGAGCCGCCGCCGCCGCCTGAAGCGTAACTTGTTGCCGCTGTACCGCTTGACGCTGGCGCAAGTACTTGACCGCCGTTACCGCCACCAAGACCGCCAGTACCTTTTAGACCGCTAGCGTATTGTGCGCCGCCACCGCCAGCCGCTAAATAAATTTTTGACGAACCGAACGATGTCGGAAAATTTGACGCTGTTAATCGTGGGTCAAGTGTTGTAAATAATACTGAAGCACCACCGTTACCGCCTTGACCTGAAGCGCCTGCAACGCCTACGCCGCCATAACCGCCACCGCCGCCGCCGTTTTGGTCGCCGCCGCCAGTAAAGTTTGAAGCTCCGCCAACATTTGTGTTACTACCCGATGCGGCGCCGCCGTTTGCTGGTAGTTCCGCACCTGCACCACCGCCCGAGCCACCCGTTCCACCGTCTCTAGCAGTGCCATTGCTACCGCTACCATAGCCGCCACCTAACGCCGATTGGTGAGTAGTTGCACCTTCAACAACTGTCGATGTTCCACCTTGTCCGCCGTTATTATTTCCACCGCCACCACCACCAGCTGCGCCGATTGTCACCGTCAAATTACCTGTAATTGCAAAATCTGCAAAACTATCAACTTCGCCAGCGCCAGCACCACCGCCGACATTTCCACCGCCAGTGCCGCCACCGCCAGCAGTCAAAATTGAAACAGTACCGCCGCTAGTAACCGTCAAAGTGCCTGACGATGTAAAAACATGGTATGTAAAACTTTCGCCTGCGTGTGGTGCGCTAAGAATTTGCACGACTTACGCCTTAAGATTGCCGACAACTACCCAAGTATCAGAAGCGATCTTGGCGCAAGTTGCAACCGCATATTGTGCGTCAGTTTTTAATTTAGTGCCAGCGCTTTGCAATGTTACGCCTGCACCTGCGGTAATAGTTACTGTGCCAGCGCCTAATTGCATAATATTAATCTGCGTACCAATACCATAAGCAACACTGCTATTCGGTGGAATAGTTAACGCAATGCTTGCCGCGTTATCACAGGTTATTAGTTTGCCGTCATCAGCCAAAACAGTTGTGTAAGTCGTGCCGGTCTGAGCGTTAATTGCGATCATCGCTGTCGCCACCGCGTCTAATTCGGCAGCAGTTAAAACCTGACCGCTAGTAAAATCTTGTCGTGTTGCCATAAGTACCTTTCAGATTACCCTAGAACATTGTCTGCATCTATGATGCCAAAAATTGCGTCATTCAGTATTAACTCAAAAACAAGCACAGTCGGGCTTGTAAAATACTCAACACGATGACCGCCACCTACCGTAATTGTGTGCTCGACACCCTCTACCGCTAACTCTTGTGCCAGTTGTGTTGTACCTGCACCGCTGGCAAATGTCTTTTCAATGCTGATCGTGTCGCCTATGTCAATGATTGCCACAGTGTCGCGTTGCGCGTTTGTCAGTTTGTTTAGGTTTGTGGTTAGCGATGTGTACCGCGCCTCGGGTTCAGGGTTAAGCAAGTAGGTTGCTAGGGCTTGTGCTGCCGTGTCGTTGTGTAGCAGTGACCCGGTGATGCTGGTTGTTTGTATAAAATATTTTGCTTGGCTTGCTGCATCGTCAGCAACCTCTAATGTGTTGTTGCCTAAAATTGACACGGCCGCGCGATTAACTACTTGATCTGCTTCAAATGTGATGCCTACACCGTCATAGGGTATGTTCGTGCCGTCATCGTAAAATGCTGCTGTGGGTGCGCTAAGTGTGTTGCCTATGCGTGGCTCAAATGTCAGATCGCCAGCGCGTGCCATAAACAATCTGCCTTGTTCAGCCAAGTTAATTTGGTTGCAGTATTCAAGTGTGTTCGTGCCAGCGTCAACAGTAAACGCTGCCGCGCCGCCAAGTGTCTGTGTGCCTGTAGCAATGTTGCGTTGACCTATCGGAAAGTCAACCTCAGGCAAATCAAGCACTGCCGATAGTCGAGCGCTAGACAATTGCTCGCTGACGTTGAATTCGTCTAAAAATGTTTGTGCCAATAAATAGAAATCATCAGCACAATAAACCGTCACCGTGTCAATACCGCCGAGCGCAAAGTTGTAGTCAAAGTTTACGATGTAGCCGACAAACAAATATTCTTTCACATTGATGTCTGAGTACCGCGCTAGTCGTACTTTACGCATAGGCGCTAAACCGGGTTGCGCTGTAGCAGCATCAAAGTATGGCGATTGCTGGTCAAATGGGTTGAATATGCCTGTGGTGTCAAGCATGTTAAATACCATTGTGCCTGCACTGAACTGGTCGCCTTGATCGCGTCTACCGCGCCGCACAGTAATAGCGTCAATGCCAGTAGTAACATCAGCAAAATTAGTTGTCCCGTCAAGCACATATTGTGTGTTGTTTAATACACCAGCCACCGCGTCATCAAGTAAAAATGCGTCTTGTATAAATCCTGTGTCAATTTCTAGGCTGTAATTACCAGCACCAACAACCGCTGTACCAGCCATTAAGCAACCTGTATCTGTGCCGGGCCTGCAGACCTGTTGTACGCGCGTATCGCGTTAACAACCGCCTGACCGATTTCCGCGCTAGTCGACAAACCGCCAGTGACATTGACGGTCACGCCGCCACCCATACCACCCATTTGAGATAACGGGATAATTGCCTCTGGCCCTTTTTCGCCCACCATAGCCAGTGTCGGTTTTGTAACTATGCCACCATCAGCAAAGCCGGGAATATTTATGCCGCCAATATCAAACGACCCGATTGCATCTTTTAACTCAACAAGTTTTCGCAAACTGCCTATCAGTACACCTAACGGCCCTGTGACAACCATGATCGCATTACCAAATTTGTCGAATGCTTTAGACATCAGCGAGAATTTGATTTCTAGATAAACCATTGCTGCAGTGAGCGCCACAACTGCGGCCGCCACGATCACAAACGGGTTTGCACTAGTCGCAACATTTAACGCAACAGTTGCAAGTTTTGTCAGCACAAGTGTTGCCTGATAAATTTTCATAGCGACATTGGCTGCAATTACCGCTGTGGCGACACCGCCAATAACGCCAGCAAGAATTAAAAACACTGTCGTATTTTGTTGCGCAAAATCTGCTACAGGTTTCATGATCTGCAACAGTTTTTCTAGCACTGGTAGCAGTGCAGCACCTATTGATTCTTTAGTCTCATCAAGCGCTATTTTCATGCCACGCATACGGCCGTCAAATGACTCTGCCGACACTGTCGCAGCACCACCGAATGACACCGCTAACGCCTGTGTAATGTCATCAAGGCTGCTGCTGCTATCAATAACACCTTTAAGCGATGGGTCTAATTTCGTTAGCGCCGCTGTTTGACCGTTGGCTGCTTTGCCTAACGCAAGTGTGACGGTCTCTAAATCTTTGCCAGTAGCGGCCGCAATGTCTAGCGCAGTGTTCATTAACGATTGTGCAGTTTCTACCGAACCAGTCGAGCGCACCAAATTTGCCATCGCAGGTCTCAAATCGTCATCAGCCACCGCAAACGCGCGCGACATGCCTGAGATAAATTCCTCGTTGCTTGCAATTGCTTCATCGGTTGCCATTGCGCTAGTACGCAACTGTTGCGCTAACAGGTCTTGTGCTTTTTGATCCTCTACCGCTGCAGCGGTCGCCAAACCTAAACCAGCGGTCAAAGTGCCGATGACTGCCACTGCTGGCATCATTGCCTTTTTAAGTGCAAACGCCGATTTAGCGCCAGCGCCTTCAAGGTCTTTAAATTGTGCGATTGCTTTCTTTACGCCTGAGCCGTCAAACTCGCTAATGATTGGTATTGATAGCGCCATAGTTAAAACCCTCGTTGCACAGTCTTAGTCACATCTTTGATTAGTTGTGTCATTTCTTTTTCTATTTTGTCGCGCGATCCGTCAACCGCTGGCTGTAGTAGTCGAGTTTTGCCCGAGTCAAGCGAGCCAAGTTGATTGCCAAGTTTGTTAGATTTTTTGCGGCCAGCAGTTTCAAATACTGCCGTTGCCACATCTTTTTGAATAATAAGAATTACACCGATGGCTTTGCGCCGAGTATCAAACTTCATTTTGACACCTTTAATTGAATTAGATACTTTTAGCGGAAATATTTTTCTGCCGTCTTGTGTCCAATTCCGAGACATGCCTGATAGCGCGTATGGGTCAGCATCGTTTTGCATGCGCTTGTAGGCATCTCTGCCAGCCTCTAACGCTGGCTCAGCGATCTTGGTTGCGTCAGCCTTAAATTGTTTTTGCAGTTGTTTGTCTATTTTGCCTAGTTGGTTTATGGTGTCTTTTACACCGTCAACACGCACAGTCATTGATGCTGGCATTATCGTCCCTTACGATCTTTGTTGATCATCTCTATAACCGTGTTCATGTCATCTAATTCAAATGTGATTTCAGACGGCCAGAACCCGGTAGCCACAAGTATCTGCGCTAATCCGTAGCGGTATGAACCGCGCCGACTTTTGGGTCGTTAGTGTCAACCACCTCAAGACTTTTAATCTGTTTGATGTAGTCATCTAGCAACAATGGGACTGTGATGCCTTGTGTCTTTGACGCTTCATACGCCATGTACGCCAAATCTTCCATGCCGATACCGTCTGACATTTGTGATGCTTTGCGTTTGTACTTGCGTTCCCACATAACTATTGTCATCATGTTTGTTGTGACGGTGTGCGCGATGTCCTCGAATGTGACCTTTAGTGTTAGTTGCATGGTTGTACCCTCTCGGTTTGTTTTTGTTTTTTAGTTCTCAGCGGCCAGTGCCGCGCGATCATGCGCCTACGGCTTTAGTAAGCACGCCGCCAGCAAATACAAGACTTATCGTGGATAATTCTCCAAGCGACGCATTTATTGGTGTGTGACTTTCTAGATAGCACCCGGTCAGTGTGTAAATCGGGTTTGTGGCTGATGCCGCGCCTGACGCTGGTGCGACAACGACATTGGTTGTGATGCCAACCAAGCCAAAAATTGTGGCTTCAGTTTCGGTGCTGGCATAACTTTGGTATAACTCAACCTCGATGCTGTTGTTTTGCAACGATGTGATTGTTGACGCGCCGTACTTGCGTGCCGTGTCGCCAAACGATGTGGTTTCAAGTTGCTCATAAACATAGTTAACAGTTGCACTTGTGCACTGATCGGTGAGCGCCACGCTGTTAATTGTCACTACAGGGTTCGAGAGATAAACGCTAGTTGCCATAATTTAGTCCTTTGGTTCAGTAATAGTTTTAACAGATTTTGCAGGCTTGTGTGCGGATATGTGACCGCCAGCCAACAGTGCGTCAATGTTTGAATGCTCTAGATCGGCTGTGTCTATGATTGTGCCACGCGGCCATATAAGTCGATCACTGTTGACTAGGTATTTGCTCATGTTGTTGATGCCTTTAATTGTATGTTTAACGATAGTGCAGGGTAGTCAACACCGCCGATTGTAAGTGTGGTGGGTCTGCCGTCAGTGACCGCGACATTGGCCGCTAAGACTTTGGCTGCGACATTTAGTGCGTTGCGGTATGCGTCTGCGTTGCTCGGCCCGAGACTAATAACTGTCACCGGTATAGACAAGTCAACGATGTTGTTGTTAAATGCCGTGAATGAGAGCGCGTCTAGCAGTACGCATGGCGGCTGTAAGTTGCGTGGGTCAGTGACACAGACAAGCCCTGTGATCGTGTTTAGTTTGGTTGCCAGCGTGTTAATGGCCGTGTTGAACAGATCGGTGTACGCCTGTGCTGCCATTATGCAACCTGCGGTCTGTCGACACCTAACAGTTGTTTAACGATTGGTGATAGTCCGTTTGTCGAGCCTGCAGACATGCCATCAAATGATGCAAAGTCGCTTATGCCGCCGCGTTGACGGTAAAGCGCCGCGCCGTACATGATCGTTGCCAGTGTGACATCACCGCTAGGCGATGTTGCAAGCGCATCAAAATAGCCAACCTCTTGCCGTCTGCGATAACAAAACTGGTTAGCAGCGCTCGCGCACTGTGTAACAAATGTTGTGTCGTCAGCGGTCGCGGTTGCAATGCCAAGGTATGTCAAGATTTGCGCGGCCGTTACCCATGTGCAGGTCTGCGTGTAAGTAACAGTCCCGGAATAGTCCACCACAAATTCAACAGCGCTACCAGTGCACGCATACAGCACTTGATTAGGCACTGCAATATTTTCGTCATACAGCAGTTCGCCAGTTGTTGAGTCAACGCCAGTAAATTTGTACTGTGGCAATGCAAGCACCGTAAATGTGCCAGCAAACGGTGATGCCAAACCTGAGACCGTTACAGACTCGCCTAAAGCAATTTCTGTTGCTTCGAGCGTGCTTATGCAGGCGTAGTTGTTTAGTAATTGCTTAGTTTGTGTTTTGTAAGTTGCCATGGCGTTCAGTCCGCCATGCGACTAGGCGACTACGATGCCCTGAATAAACGATGACTTGGCAACAAATGTTGAGAAGTAACCGTAGTAACTGAATGTGCGACTAAGTGTTGACGGTACATCAACAGACAAAATGCCCTGTTGCGCTTCGTAAATTTCAAAGCCCGGTGCATAAACAACAAGCATCGTGCCGCTTGCAAAATTGTTATCAACAACCAGCGTCAAGCCCATGACATTCATGTTGTTGTAACCCATGCCGCCAACTTTGCCGATTGAGTTCTGACCAACTACACCGTCAGTTACATAACCGAGTACTGGTCGCTTCGAGCCGTCTAACTGACTGCCCAATTTTTGCCAAACATCTGGCGACACAGCCAAGTGTGTTGGGAAGTAGTTTGAGTCCTCAGTGATCTCGCGTGCCGCGTCATAGAGCGATTCAATCAACGACGAAGGGTCGTTTGCTGTAACTGTCCATGTCGAGCCTGACGCTGTTTTGCCAGCGACAAGTGCGTCGGCTGCAACATCGTCACTCTTAATCAAGTACTCGCCAGCCAAATCGTTTAAGACAAGTTGCATTGCGGCTGGATCAGTAAAGTCCATGTCTTGTCGAGTCATTGTAACCTGACCTGCAATTGTTGTTTTTGTGACCGTGTTTGATGCGATAACCATTGTGGTCGCACTAACTGCTGCGCCTTCGGTTTGTGTTCCGGCTGAAGTGTGTGTCGTAATTGTTGGTCGCACAAATGTTTTGCTTGGTGTGTTCGGCATTGCGCGTGCACCAAATGCTGTGACAACTGGTCGCACAAAATTCAAGTCTTGGAACAGTGGCCCAAGTACTGGAACTGGCAACAGACCCGGTGTATCAGTTGTAAGAATGTCACCCGCTGCTGCTTGCAACGCTGATTGTCGTTTTGCATACGCTGCTTTTGCTGCGTTCTGAACATTGACAAGCGTGTCGCCGCCAATATGCATTGCTGCAAGATATTCGCCCGGTGTTGGCATCGCGAATTCGCGTGCAGGCTTAGCCCACAATTTGTCAACAGTTGCCTGTGCTGCTTCAACTACTGGTGTTTCAATTTGTTCTGACATGTTTTTCTCCTGTGTAGGTATAACTTTATTTAACTCTAATTCGGGTTCGGTTTGTGGGATACTCGCTGCAACTTGTGTAATGACCGCACCGCTAAACGCGCCCTCGCTGACTAGCGACAATTCTGACCAGTCAGCCGACTCAATAACCATTGTGCCGTCATCGTCATAACTGAACTTTGTAGGGTTTACGCCTACCGATACAGCGTCAATAACACCGTCATTAGCTAGCGTCAATGCTTCGTCACCTAGTCGAGTGGCACTGATCTTGGCAGTAAACATCATGCCCTGCGCGGTGTCTACCCGGTCAACTACTTTGCCAACAATTTGGTTGCTGTCGTGTTGCATATACAGTTTCGGGTCACGCCCTGTAGTCGGCAGTGAGCCCTGCTGAAATCGTACTTTTATGCCGTCAAGTACTGTTGCTGTTTCGTCATAGGTGACTGCTACGCCTGAGATTGAGCGTGACGGTAGGCCCTCTACCGCCGCCGCGTCAACCGTGATCTGTGAAGGGGTTAATCGGATCATAAATTTTAGGATACTCCTATTTCGGTTTTGGTTTGTGTTTCTCTCATGTCGCCCATCGCGTATTCGCCTGATAAATATTTCTCTACATCAAATTCGACATATGTGCCGTTAGGCAAAACATTGTTCATGCTTAGTGTGCTGGCAATACATTCGGCGTATGCCTTTGCACCAAATGTCCACAAGTCCATTCGCGCTTCACTGCTTGACTGATATGAATATGAGCCGACACTGATGCCTGCAAGATATGGCGGTATGTTGCACAGTCGCGCCATTTCCATTGCTTGAAATTCTGCCGAGTCAATTAACAACATTTTGTCAGGGCTTGTCAGCGTCTCTGTGTAGGTCACAAATTCGTTAAGCGCTGCAGTCTGGTTAGTCTCGCGCGCCAAATTAAACGCGCCAGCAAGATCGGCTAACTCTTGTGCGCTTAGTGGCTCACCGCCTGTTTGTCGCAACACACCTGCAGGTATTGCACTGCTCGCATTTCGATAGCGCGCTGCCTCAAGTTTTAACGCCGTAGCAACCGATTGTGTTGACATATAAATAATGCCCTGTATCGGTGACAGAAATTGCACCACATCGTTAGGGTCTAATTCAGCGCCTTGAAACACAACTTGTTTTGACGGTGCAAACCACACTGGGCCAGCCTGATCTAATGTCTGCACCATTGCTGCAGGTAGTCGAGTAAACGATGCCGGGAATCCGTCAGCGGTACGCGATGTTATGTACCAAAATGCGCGACCATAAAAAAACAAATCGTCAAATGTCCACGACATAATAAAATTGTTTGGCAACTGTGGGTCAATTTTGCGTAACCAAGTGCGTGGCGCTAGTGGAATTTTTTCCATTTCGTCACCGTTCCAAATTTCCGAATACATTTTGAGCGACATGCAACTCAAAACTGATGCAACAAGATCGCGCGCTCGACTAATTGTCGGCACGCTAATTGCACGATTACGCGCGTCACCCTCAACATACGAGTAGTACTGACCGATCATGCCAGCGCCACCGTTATTTGCCGACTGATAAAGATTGCCAGCAGCCGCGGCCTTAGTCGGTTTAGATTTTTGCGCGCGAATATTGTCGCCAATAACTTCAATTAAAGTGCGTGCCATGTTTTAAGTATGCCACCTAACTTGAAGCGCGTGGTGTATTAGGTGCTGGTCGCAAACGACCGAGAAAGCAGGAAACGACCAGCCACCCGACAACTACATTAGCGACTAGCAACCACGATTATCGGCTTACCAAGCGCGGCAGGTTTGTTAACCATCGCGACCGCGAACACTAAGCAGCGCGCCAACTCAATCGGACCGGGACTACGCAACGATGACAAAGTGAGCGCACCCTGATTTTTGACCGCTACTGCTCGATCAATATGCTGACCTAAAAGCGATGACCCGTCATGCCGTATGCGACCCTCAATGATTGCTTGACGCGCAACCACAGTCCAGCGCATCAATTCACGATTGCCAACCATACTTGAACGGTGTGCAAACTTTGGTGGCATAGTCATTTCAAACGCTGGCGTAATAAGCAGTCGAGTAGTGGTGTCTTTGCAAATGTCCTCTACCGCCTGCCAACACTCAGCCAAAGTGTCTTTAACAAACTGCTGACAAACCTGTATGTGACCGTCACTGTTAACGGCCGCGCGGACACCCACAAACCTGCACTCGTCTTGTGATTGCTCAATGGCGAGCACACCACCAAGCGGCATAGGTCGATCAGTTTTAAGGCTCGCCCACACACCCGGCTGCAACCAGCCATTAGCGCTAGCAGTCCACAAATTAACTGACGATCTTAAAAACGCATTGCGGTTAGGTTGCTCGGCTTCTGCCTCTAACACTTTTACATTTAAAGTGTGACCGATCGCAGGATTAGCCAGTAGCCAAGCGTCAACGGTCATCGGGTCTGTTGTGCTACTCGGTGAGAATTCGGCAAAATATAGCGACCCTGATTGCTTCTCATCAATGGCACGTAAACCCTGCTCACGCCATTTCAACATTTCTTTACTGGACTCATCGCCGCTGGTGCTGGTCATAAACAACAACGGACTACGCCGAGTACGCATAGTCGGCAAGATGCCTATGCTCACGGAATCTGATGACACTGCCCACAATTCGTCTATGCAACATAGGTCAGCAGTTAAGCCGTGAAATGATGTAGGCGTGGCAGCGCGCACAAGCCAGCGTGTACCGTCAGGCAAATTGGCTTCATTACGGCCGAGCGCCCATGTTAAGATCGCGCCAAAATGCTGCTCAAGAATTGGTGCAACTTTTTGAAATAATTCAAACGCCAAGTCAAGTTTGTGCGCCGTAGTAATAATGGTTTGTGGCTCGCCGCGCAACTTTGGCATTTCAGTACACCAAAACCCGGTCAAAGCCTCAAGCAATTTAGATTTGCCGTTTTGTCGAGCGACCGACACCAACGCTTGACGCGCCAACAGATCGCCATGTTCATCATGTGCCAACACACCGCCAGCAACATATTTTTGCCAGTCCATAAGATCACAATGCAAATAAGTTTGCGCCCACGCCGCCAAACCATCAACTAGAAATGTCCCTCGCCGATCTACCAAAGTTTCTAATCTTGGCTGATGTGGCGCTGTATAAGTATGCATTGGCTGGTCGGCGCTAGTTCGCTCAAATG